GGTGACTTTGACACTGGTAACGTCCGTTACAAGTCTCGCGAGCGTTACAGCTTCGGCTGGTCTGACCCTCTCGGCATGTACGGCTCTGCCGGCGCCTAATAGGCAAATAAGAAAGGGGGTCACAAGCCCCCTTTTTTTGTTTAGAACATTGCGAATATGCATGTAATCGTGTATATTCAAACCAGTCTAGGAATTTATACCTGTACCAGCCAGCCTAGTGGACGATGCACAGATGGTACGGGGACTTGTGCATAAAGGAGATCCTCATGGGATTCGCAACTCACTTAGGCCCGTGGTTATTGGGTACTGTCAAAAACACAACCGGCACTACTGCTGGCACCATCCGTAATATGGGCGCAACTATCGTTGCCCAGACTTATACGGCCCCCACTTCCGTCATTTTGGCAACTCCTGCTGCACAACAAATGTTTGTGCTTCCTGCTGGCGCTAAGATTATTTCTTTTGGACTTGAAGTTAATGTTGCCCTGACTGGCGCGACTAACTGTGGCGTTACTATTGGTAGCGCTGCAACGGCTAACCTGTATATGGCTTCTGTCAATACCGGCACTTCAGCAGTTCAAACTTCTCCAGCAACTATTGCAGCGGCCACTTCAGGTCTTTATGACAGCATTGGCACAACTGATGCAATTGTTTATGGTACTTTTACCGCAGCCACTGCTGACGCTACTGCCGGTACGATTACTGTTACTGTTCAATACATTGTGCGCGACTCTAGCGGTAACGCTAACCCACCCGCAAACCAACAGTAATTGATCTTAGGGGCCTTGGCCCCTGTTTCTAAAGGAGATTGATTATGGGTATGCAAACTGATGTATTAGCCGGGCATCTTGATGTTTCTGGTTTTATTGTTCCTAGCGGTCGTTACCGTGTAAAGCAAATTACTTTTCAAGGTAGCGGCGGTGGAGCTGGCGTTGTGGAGATATTTGATACATCTACGGCTCCCATATCTGCAACTTACGGCAGATCGGGGACACTTGTTACTGTTACTAAATCAGCGCATGGTTTAACTACAGGCGACCGCATTGGCATTGGTTTTAGTGCGGCGGCAGGCGCATCTGGCACCGATGGCAATTACACTATTACCGTTATAGATTCTAGTACGTTCACGTTTGATGACCCAAATTCTGGAACTGTTACACCCGGTACAGCTTGCCGTTATGTAAATAATGGCGCTCGTTGGTTGGTAAGTTTTGGCACTCTTGTTAGTCAAACCACCGCTACCGCGGTCTTAATTCCCGGAGAGGGTATTTTGGCGGCAAAAGGAATCTACGCAAGCATCACCAATACCAGCTATGTAACGGTGTTCTATGGCTGATACCGAGAAAAGCATTAATCTAGTTGGGCGCAAACTTATGGTTGCGATCCCAGCTTACGACGGAAAGCTGAACATTGATTCGGCTTTTGCGTTGTCCAATCTGGCCGTTAAGGTTCAGCCGTTGGGGATTAAGCTTTATCTTACGCACCTCTCGGGGTGCTCCCTTATTACAAAAGCCCGCAACTGCTTGGTTGCTGACTTTCTAAAATCTGACGCAGACACACTTCTGTTTGTTGATGCAGATGTAGTTGTTACAGCTGATGCAATACTCCGATTATTTGCGCTGAGTCTAGACAAAGACATAACGGCTGGAATCTACCCTCGCCGTGGCATGGATCGCAAGTTCTTCCTTGACTACCACCTTGATGAGAATGGCGCTCTTGAATTTGATAAGAACGGCCTGCTCCGCGTGAAGCGTATTGGCACAGGGTTCATGATGATTCAGCGCCATGTTATCGAGACAATGATTGCAAACCACCCAGAGTGGGCATACGATAACAACGTCGACAACCGAACAGACCACGCCATCTTTGATTTAAAGATTGTGAACGGCGAGTATTACGGCGAAGACTACCTTTTCTGTGACCGCGCGGCCGAGGATGGCTTTACGGTCTTCCTGGACCCATCAATCAGCCTTCCTCATGTTGGACAAGAAAAGTTCACACGAAACTTTGAGGAAGATGTGTTGCAGCCTTTGCTAAAAGAGCACTGCACACCAGTACTGAAAGTTGTAAATGGCTAAGTCACCAGCATGGCAACGCAAAGAAGGCAAGAACCCCAGCGGTGGCTTGAATGCCAAGGGCCGAGCCTCCGCGAAAAAGCAAGGGATGAACTTGAAACCGCCGCAACCAGAAGGCGGATCAAGGAAAGACTCTTTCTGCGCTCGCATGGAGGGGATGAAAAAGAAGTTGACATCCGCAAAAACAGCGAAAGACCCGAACTCTAGGATTAACAAAAGTCTACGGGCTTGGAAATGCTAATGGACGCACATCTTATTTGGTCAGCAGTTTTATCCATTGTGCTGGGAGTATTTGGCTTCCTCATGCGGGAGAAACTTGGCCAAGTCAGAGACATGGGCGAAGACATTAAACGTGTTGAGCGCCTTTTAAACATAACCCGTGAGGAGGTAGCCCGTGATTACGTTACTCAAACAGAAATTCAACGCATTACTGACCATATTGACCAACGCTTCAATCGCCTTGAAGCAAAGATTGACCAGCTTATTCAAGCGGGAAGATAATGCCAAGTAAGAGCAAAAAACAGCACAATTTCATGGAAGCGATAGCTCACAGCCCATCGTTTGCCAAGAAAGTAGGAGTTCCCCAGTCCGTGGGGAAAGAGTTCAGTAAGGCCGATAAAGGCAAAACTTTTAAAAGAGGTGGTGATATGAATCCAACTAAGATGGGCAAACCAGTTATGAAACCCGGCATGAGTACCGCTAAAGTCGGTATGAAAAAACCTACTCCTATGGCTGATACAGCTATGGGTGGCGGTATGGGTATGATGAAAAAAGGCGGCAAAGTCAAGAAGATGGCTGCTGGCGGTTTAGCTTCTGGTCATAAGTCTGCTGATGGTATTGCTTCAAAAGGCAAGACTAAAGGCAAGCAAGTCAAAATGGCTATGGGCGGAATGGCTAAGAAATACTGCTAAGGATTAATCATGGCAAATCCATCAGACAAATATCGCCAAAATGCCATCATTGAAGGTGGTAAATCTGGTTCAAGCGGCTCAAGCGCGCTTCAAACTGCGGCTAATGTAGGCGGCCCTGCTGCTTTGACTTTTGCTGGTGGAACTGGAGCTGCTTTGCTCAACATGCGTAAAGCAGATGCAGAAGAGCGCGCAGCCAGAGAAGCTGAGGCAGAAATGAAACGCGAAAAACGTGGCGTTGAAAAAACTCCAAGTGATCGTGCGCGCGAAGATGCTCGCGAGATGAGAATGATGGAGCTAAACGATAAGGCTTCTAGAGCAGCCAGCAGAGACATGGGCATGAAAAAGGGCGGGAAAGTCTCTTCTGCTTCTAGCCGTGCTGATGGCATTGCCCAGCGTGGTAAGACTCGCGGCAAGATGGTTATGTGCGGCGGAGGCCGTGTATGAGGACAAGTCGCGGTATGGGTGATATAGCCCCAGGAAAAATGCCCAAGGGGGTTAAGAAGGCCCGTAGGGATGACACTGACTTCACGCAATACGCTGAAGGCGGACCGGTTGGTTTGTATGCCAACATTAACGCCAAGAAAAAACGTATTGCCAAAGGCTCTGGTGAGAAGATGCGTAAAGTTGGCAGCAAGGGTGCTCCTACAGCGCAAGCATTCATTAACTCTGCTAAAACCGCGAAGAAATAAAAGATGAGCACCACAGGTTCTTCCGTATTTAACATGGACTTCACGGAGCTTGCCGAGGAGGCGTGGGAGCGCGCGGGCCGTGAAATGCGTACTGGATATGACTTGCGTACAGCTCGTCGTTCCATGAACCTGATGACAATTGAGTGGGCTAACCGTGGCTTAAACATGTGGACGATTGAGCAGGGAACAATAACCCTGACACCCGGATTAAGTACTTATGCCCTGCCCACAGATACGATTGATCTGCTAGATCATGTCATTCGTACAGGGGCTAACTCAGTAAATACTCAGGCTGACTTGAGCATCACCCGTATTAGCGTATCAACCTACGCCACTATTCCCAATAAATTAGCCCAAGGTCGCCCAATCCAAGTGTGGATTCAGCGCCTGTCTGGTGAAACAAACCCAACAAGCTTAACTTTAGCTGCAACCATTAACTCAACTGCTACAACAATCACGTTGAACTCAGTTGCTGGCCTCGCGGGCGCGGGATACATCCGCCTTGATACAGAAGATATCTACTATGCCTATATTGATGGAAACTCATTAGGTGGAGTATTTAGAGGTCAGAACAACACTACAGCTGCAGCACACACGATTGGAGCAGCAGTTTACGTTCCCCAGCTGCCAGCATTTACTGTGTGGCCAACGCCTGACTCTAGCCAGACATATCAGTTTGTTTACTACCGTATGCGCCGTATCCAAGACGCTGGCGCTGGTGTGCAGACTCAAGACATGAACTTCCGTTTCTTGCCATGTGTAGCGGCCGGCTTGGCTTACTACATTGCCATGAAGCAGCCCGACTTAGTAAACCGCCTGCAAATGCTCAAAGGGGTTTACGATGAACAATTTAACTTGGCAGCTGGTGAAGACCATGAGAAGGCAACCATGAGGCTTGTGCCTCGTCAGGCCTTTATTGGAGGAGGCGCTATCTAATGGCCAGTCCATATGCATCAGGTAAATACTCGATTGCCGAGTGTGACCGTTGCGGGCAGCGGTACAAGCTTAAACAGCTGAAGGTAGAGATAATCAAGACCAAGCTTTACCAGCTAAAGGTTTGCGAGTCATGTTGGGATCCTGATCAGCCGCAGTTGCAGCTGGGCATGTATCCAGTCTACGATCCACAGGCTGTATATCAGCCTAGACCAGACACAACATATGTTTCTGCTGGTATTGGTGCTGATGGCTTCCCAACAGGCGGCTCAAGGGACATTCAGTGGGGATGGTATCCAGTGGGTGGCTCTAGATTGTTTGACGATGGATTAACGCCAAATAACTTGGTGGCAACAACAAGTGTTGGTACAGTAACGGTAAGCGTAACTTAGGAGAGAAAGATGGACAAAGCTGATTTAAAACAGGACAAGAAGATGATTGCTGGTGCAGTGCATAAGCATGAGAAAAAGATGCATCCCGGCAAGCCAATGACTAAACTCAAAAAAGGCGGCCCTACATCTTTGGATCGTAAGAAGTTTGGACGTAACTTGTCACGCGCTAAAAATCAAGGAGGCTAACATGGCCACGTTTAGTAAAAAAGTAATGGGTAAAGAAGTTGGCTCTGCCAGCACTTATGCCAAGCCACACAACATGTCTGGTAAATCTACCAAGATTGCCAACAACCCCGGCAAAGAGCCAAACCGCAGCAAGCTTGATCAGTACGATGTAAGCGTTGGCGCTATCAGTAAATCTGCTGGTGATGAGCCAACTAAAACATCTGGTATTAAGATTCGCGGAACTGGTGCGGCTACTAAAGGCGTGATGGCCAGAGGCCCAATGGCATGACGTACAACGAATTAGTCATTGCTGTTTCAGACTACTGTGAGAACACGTTTCCCACGGTAGATATGAACATTATGATTAAGCAGGCGGAGCAACGCATCTATAACTCGGTGCAAATCTCCAACCTAAGAAAGAACGTCACCGGAACTATTACGTCTGGTAACAAGTACTTGTCTGCACCCGATGATTTCCTGTCTACATACTCTTTGGCTGTATATCCAAGCGCTGGTGGCGACTATCTTTACCTGTTAAACAAAGACGTTAACTTTATTAGAGATGCGTATCCCAACCCAGCTAATACAGGCAAGCCCAAGCATTATGCTATTTTTGGCCCGCAATCTTCTGATGTAAAAGAATTGACGTTTATTCTTGGCCCAACACCAGATGCTGCTTACACGGCAGAGCTGCACTATTACTACTATCCAGAGTCAATCGTAACTGCTGGCCAGACTTGGCTAGGCGATAACTTTGATTCTGCCCTCCTTAATGGAACAATGTTGGAAGCAATAGCCTACATGAAAGGCGAGCCTGATCTTGTTACTTTGTATAAAGAGCGTTATGAGTCGGCAATATTCTTACTCAAGAACTTGGGCGATGGCAAGCAACGTATGGATGCTTACAGGGATGGACAAGTTAGGAACCCTGTCGTATGAGCATAGTCCAAACCCAGACAACCAGCTTCAAAGAGCAGCTGTACAGCGGCGTTCACAATTTGCTTACAAACAGTTTGTACATTGCTTTGTACACTGGAAATGCAAATCTCAACGCCGCTACTACGGTTTACAGCTCAACCAATGAGATAACTGGAACTGGTTACACGGCTGGCGGTAAGTTAATTACGGGCGTTACTGTTCAGAGTGATGGATATACGGCTTATGTAAGCTTTGCAAACCCAGTTTGGAGTCCGGCTGCATTCACAACAAGATGCGCTCTAATCTACAATGCGACTCAAGGAAACAAGTCTATTGCTGTATTGGATTTTGGTTCAGATAAGACCTGTACAACTACGTTCACAATCACTTTGCCAGCAAACACATCAACATCCGCGCTTATTAGGAGCTCAAATTGATAGTTAATACAACTAAAGGCGAAATGGATGACTCTTTGCTAGAGAAGCGAGAGGGCGACATTGACAATGACAACGAAACAACCACATGGACAGAATACTGGTTAGAGGGTGAACTTGTTCATCGTTCTGTGCATGTAACTTTGAAGAAAATGCCGCCTTTGGGCGGAGAAACTGGTACTTTTTAAGGAACTACTATGGCAAATACATCATCAATGTGTACCTCTTTTATGGCCGAGTTAATGACTGCGACCCATAATTTTGGTACTGCGCCTGTCCGTGCGGTGACTACGGCTGATACTTTTAAAGCGGCTTTGTATTTGACCTCTGCGACTGTTAACGCATCAACAACTGCATATTCCTCTACTGGCGAAGTAACAGGAACAAACTATGCGGCTGGCGGTGTAACGGTTACAAATGCTACGGCTCCTTTGTCTACCAACAGTTCTGCTACTGCTGGTACGGCGTACTGGACACCATCTGCATCAATCACATACACAACTGTGACGTTAAGCACGGCATTCAATGCTGTATTGATATACAACTCAACCCAGTCTAACAAGGCTGTGGCGGTGTATACCTTTGGCGATCAAACGATTACCGCTGGTACGTTCACTTTGACAATGCCATCGAACACAACATCAACTGCTTTAGTGCGGTTAGCGACAACTTAAAGAGGTTTTATGTCTACCACATGGGGCGAAGGCACATGGGGGGCAGGCCCGTATGGTGGTAGGGATCCAGAATTTACTGGATGGGGTGCTGGCGCTTGGAGCAGTAACTCTTGGGGAGGAGCGGGGCCGCTCTACCTAACTGGGGTTGAGGCCACTGGTAGCGTTGGTGCGGTTGCGTCTTTTGAGATTTCTGTTGCCCTGAGTGGGGTAGCGGCATCTGGGGCAGTAGGAACTCTGACTTTTAGTAAGACAGGGGACGCTACAGGAGATGCGGCATCGGGATATGTAGGCACGTTAAGTCCAACACTGACATTGGCTTTAACGGGCGTAGGAGCTTCTGGAGCGGTCGGTACAGTAGTAGGCGAGAAGTCGTTTGCTTTGACTGGCGTACAGGCTTCTGGGTTGGTTGGAACAGTTTCCAGAGGAGCAACATCGTTTGCTTTGACGGGTAACTTGATTTCTGGTGAGGTTGGAAGTGTTACCAGAGAAGCTAGTTTTGCCTTGACGGGCAATTCGGCAACTGGTTTTGTTGGAACAATTGTTCCAGCTCTTAGCTTGGGATTGACTGGGCTAGAGATAGAAGGTGCAATAGGACAAGTTGTTGTCCCATTGTTGCCAAACACGATAGAGGGAAGTTTTGGTAGCGTAATAGCAGACCGAGAGATAGCGCTTAGTGGGAGATCCATTAATGCGGCAATCGGTTCTGTTAGTGTGCCGCCAAGGGTGGTTGCTTTAACAGGTGTTTCAGCAACTGGTCAGATAGGAACAGTAGTGGCGGTTTATTGGAAAATAATTGATGACTCTGAAACGGCAAACTGGCAAAATGTCAGCAATCCGCAAACTCCATCGTGGGGTGTCGTTAATAATTCACAAACCGCCGCTTGGGAAGACGTTGTAACTTGAGGTAAAACATGACAACAGCCGCAACATCACTATTGGGTCTTGCTCTTCCAGTAACTGGAGAACTCTCCGGTACTTGGGGTGACACCGTTAACAATGCAATCACATCGTTGCTTGATACCGCTGTTGCGGGAACAACGACATTAAGCTCTGATGCCGATGTAACCCTTACCTCCACGACTCTAGCGGCCAACCAAGCCCGACAAGCCATCTTGTTGTGGACAGCTGGAGGAACGGTTACTAGAACAATCACAGCGCCAGCGCAGTCTAAGGTCTATGTTGTTATTAATAAAACCTCTAGCACCCAGTCAATCAAACTGGTGGGCGCTGGGCCAACATCTGGTGTAACAATCGTTGCGGCCGAATCAGCAGTCTGTGCGTGGAACGGCGTTGACTTTATCAAACTTGCTAGTACCTCATCAGTCGCATCATTTAGCGCAGGGTCTACAGGATTAACTCCTAGCACTGCAACATCTGGTGCTGTAACCCTAGCGGGTACTTTGGCAACCGCAAACGGCGGTACAAACTTAACATCATTCACTTCTGGTGGAGCTGTATATGCAACCTCTACCAGCGCATTGGCTACAGGCACTTTACCCAATACAGCGGGCGGTACAGGCCAATCAAGTGCGTTTACACAGTATGGAGTGACTTACGCAAGCACTACATCTGTATTGGCTACATCAGCGGCTGGAACGACTGGTCAGCTTTTACAGGCAAACACAAGCGGTGCGCCAACTTGGGTAACACCAACTTACGCAACAACAGGCAAAGCAATCGCTATGGCGATGATTTTCGGGTTCTAAGGAGAAAACATGGCAAACCCAAATATAGTTAACGTCACCAGTATTTACGGGAATATCGCTTATGTGATTCCCGCTAGTACATCCGTTTCGGTGGCTTGGACTTACAACGGCTCTACATCTTTGACTGGTTTGACTCCTGCCGCTGGCACTGTCAATCGGGTTACAAGTATTGTGGTGTCTAACGTAACGTCTTCAGCGGCTACGACTACGGTGGCGGTTGCAAACAACGCTACATACGGCAGTGGTACACCGTACTACATTGCTTATCAAATTAGTGTGCCGCCCAACGCATCTGTGATTGTGACTGACAAGACCACATCGTTCTATGTAACTGAAAACCAATCGGTTGGAGTTATCTCTGGAACATCTAGTGCGTTGAACTACACCGCTACATTTGAAGCAATCACTTAATAGGAGGCTTTCATGTCTCTTACGAAAGTTGGCGGGGTTATCTCTGCTAGTCTTAATGGCCT